ACATAATTAGGTATCTGTTGTGTAATACTCGTCATCTTCGCAAGGCTCTATATGGTTGATAAGTTTGGTAGTTACTGTTATCAGGGAATCCCATATATGAATGATCACCTTGTAGACACTCATACTCCATACAGGTTGCTCTGGTTTGTGCTTCTTGTTGTTGTAGTAGTTCTACAAGTTGTGGGTTACTTACTAATTGAGTAGCAGCTCTAACTGAAGCTCTAGATATTATGTATCTTTTAAATGCACTGGGTAGATCTGTGTATGGCCAAAGCCAAGTTATATCAAGCTGTACACTATTTTCAAACTCATAGGTTTGATTAATGGTATCCCAAAGCCTACCGTTCCGTCTGACTAAATTTTTATTTCTGTCATTATTATCACCATGTAAATCATACCTTAATACGTTAGCTGGGATAGTTATATATTTAGTTGTAGTCTCTGGTTGTTTCTCTACATTATATTCGGTATTAAATACCCAACCTTCATTCTGTACGTCTTTATTGACTTCGGTCAGTATATTGTATATGAATGCTATCTCTGGATTAGCATATGTGACATTACCATCTGATGTTTCACCGAGGGTTGTCACTGGTGACTGACCGATAGCTCCCAGTATTGAATTCACTGCGGATAGTTCTGTATCGGTGTCAACTGTTGTGGGAATAGCCATAGTTTAAAGAATAAAAAAAAAAGGGAGCCCGAAGACTCCCATTGTGTATATATAAAATATATTTAGTATGCAGCAGGTTTGGTTGAAACACCAGCGAATAGTTCAACACAAGCAGCTGGGTTTAGATAATCAGCACCCATTGCCATGCGTCCTAAGATAACATCACCCTGATAAATCACGGAAACGTCACCTGATGTAACTTGGACTTGAGGTCCGATAGCTTCAACAACACCAGCGGCTTCTCTCTGGAAGATAAGACCACATGAGTTAGCAAAGTTTGTAGCTTCACCATAGTTATTGTTGATACCACCTTCTGCTATATCAGCATCTTCAGTAGCAGCTGAAACCCATGAACCTGTATTACCAGGATCATCTACGTTAGTATGGATTGTATCGTTGTTACCAGAAGAAGGCTTGTAAGCAGTACCGTACTTGCTCAGGAACGGAATGTTCATGGACTTGTACAGTTTAATACCAGCAATCTCTATCACACCAGAACCTGATTGTAAGGCTGAGCCTTGTACATCACGATTGATGATTCCACTAGAGATAGCACCAGAACTTACATCATTAATTAATGCATAGTACTGTCTTGGTGATATAACACCACAACGTCCTTCAGAACTTACACCCTTCTCATCTAAAGCCGCTGCGGCATCATAGAAGGCTGTCACAAGATGGCCACCATTCAGAGCATCATTAGCATCTGATCCACCGCCGACTTGTACCTGGGTTCCACCTGGTTCTATTTTGTTTGCTGCTGAAACAGGGCTAGCCTTACGTGCACCTCTAGTGATAGCACGGAAGATTAATCTGTCATATTTTTCAGCAAGTGCGAAACCAATCTTCTTAGAGATCTCACCACGTAGATCGTAGTGTGCTAGGGTTTCGTCTAAGTCATACACAAACGCAGAACTGATTAAGAGGTCATCCATTTGGATGGTCTTTTCAGCTACTGGTAGTGCATTCTCTGTACCCAAGATAGGTGTACCTGGGGTATGATAAGCCGCTGACATGCGACCTGTGTAGATGAACTGTAAAGATTTTCCATTCTTAAGTGTACGCTTCGTAACTAAGTCACGTGCGATTGTATTAGTCTGGAATCCTTTAAAGAGCTCACCTGAAAACAGCTTAAGATAGGTTCCGTACTTGGCGTCATACCCAGCCTGATCTGTTGTCAGAGCTAACGGGGTATTACCAGTACTATTAATCCTACCTATAGCGGTAGTCAAAGCATTAGCCATTATAAAAAATTAATTGAATTGATATTTACTTTCTTCAGCTGAAATTTTTTTGATCATTTGTTGTGGTCTATCCCACCGTCTAGACGGCTAAAGGGTATCCTGCGTACAGGGCCAGAAGCCAAAGCGAGTGAGGGGAATCGAACCCCTGTTAAGTTAGATTGGAAATCTACTTTCTGCCATCGGCACTCGCAAGGTAACATTAGATGTTTCCTTATGGTATTGAAGGTGTGATCCTTCAACATAAATTAAAAAGGATAGTAATCCGAAGACTACTATCCATAATTCATTAAGTTTGTTCACTTAGAAATTGAACTTTGCTCCTAACTTTGTACCGTAGGTGTTGTCAGCGTCTTCCACTTGTGCGAAAGATACTTCACCATAGAAACCAAGTTTATCTGTAGCAGAGATATTACCACCAAGCTTGCCAGAGAAATTAGACTCTGAATCAACGCCATCAGCAGCATTAATTGTTTTACCACCTTGTACGTAGTAAGCCAAATCGCCGACATTGTTTTCATAACCTATATGGAAATCTGTAGCTCTTGATGTATAATCTGAACCAGTGTAACTAGCGTTTGATTCTACATTTACATATGGTCCAGCCATTGCAGGTGTAGAAACAAGGGCGGTTGTTAGGACAAGTGCAAGTTTTTTCATTAAATT